CAATCGTCAAGGTTTCACCCCTTGACCAACTTGTTGACTTTTCAACCTTGTTGCTTAGTACTATCGCAAGAGACTACTATGACTACCTGGATCAGCAAATACTACCCTGACCACAAGGTCGTTCCAAGTGACAACCCTCATCAAGCGGCGGCGTTTGAGCGCACAATCGGCCGGGACCACATGCGTGGCCTGGTTGGAGATCGGTTTGCGTTCGACGTCGGTGGGCGCCCTGACGCCTACCCTAGCTGTTTTGCTTGTTGCCCGATCGTCGGTCCGGAAGACCACGCCCGCAACAAACGATATGCCGACTTCACGAACTGGTGCACACACTTGAACTCGCAGTGTGATTGCACACCCTGGTTCGACGTCGTCACTTCATGTCACTCGATTTATTGGCTAACCCCGGCCGAATGGTGTGTCCGTGTACATGCGGCCCGTTCGCACACCGGCTATGCCTTGCTGCACCAGTTTGACTCGATCGCCGACTCGTGGTACGGTGGCGAATACAACTACCGACGCGACGGACCCCGTGTTGCGTGTCATGTGAAGGGCAACCTCACCGCATATGAGCACAGTGCTTGCGATTGGCTGCGCACTGGCTATTGGACTGATGGCTGTATGGCCATGAGCTGGCAGATCGAACGCCAGCTTGTCCATTGCGTTGTGATGTCCTTCTCGGTCGCACACACGGGACTCCGCCCTGGGCGCCCGTTCACGCCGGCCGAAACGGCCCTCCGCGATGAAGCTGATTATGGCACCGTCGTGCTTGAGAGCACGCGGAAGACCTACATCTCGCGGTTGGTCGAAGCCGACCTGCGTACAACGGACGCTTATTCGCTCGGACGTTGGCTCGCCATTCTCGGAGTCGTCGGGACTCGTTCTGTCAACGTACCCAAGGCGTTGTACAACCGTGCTGCAGTCGCTGCACTCGGCCTCGCACGGACCCCAGAAACTTGGACGGCACATCTGAACAGCGTCAAAAGCTTCGCACGTGACTACGCGCTTGATGGCGATCCCGCCCTCACAGTGCTGTACACCGCGGCCCTTTCTTTCACTGCGACTCTCAATCAGGAGGTTGCTGTGGTTGATGGGCTGCGGTGGTACGCTCGCGTCTACGCGCGGTTGTCGGAGGCGCGCGCTCTCCTTGCAACACCTCGGCGACGATGGTTGTTGTGGATTGGGCTTTTGTACCTCATTTGTTCCGTTCCTGCCGGCTTTGCCCTCCAGACGGCCGGTGCCAATCTCTGGTTGCTCGATGTCCCCCCAGCGATCATTCTCCTCGTCGTGTTCTTCCGTTCACGGCTTGCACCAGCTGTCCGCCGCCTTGGCGTCGGTGTAGCATCCCGTATGCTCCACGACGCCCGTGCACGACCTCCGCAGGGGCGGATCGTCGAGCACGTCGAAGGCCCCGTTCAGCTGACTGCCCACGACTCGGAGAAACCCGTCAAGCCTCCCC